AAGTAACTGGTCTATCTTCAACATTTAGTGTCGGATCAATATCTCCTGTAATCGACGTAACACCAAGTATAACAGGTATCTCTTCAACATTTAATGTTGGATCAATTACAAATGTTATTAATGTAAGTTTAACTTTAGAAGATCAAGAGATAGCTAGTGCATTAGGTGTTATAGATCCTGCAGACCAAGTAATGGGTCTAACAGGTCAAAGCTTTACTGCAAGTTTAGGGACTGCTGTAGCTCCAAACGAAGATGTATCCATTACAAGCAGTGCTATTACCTCAGCTTTAGGCACACCTAGTGTTGAAACACTTACTCTAGTAGAGCCTTCTGGATTTTCAATAACATCTTCTTTAGGTTCAGTTGTTGTTCCAAATGAAGACGTAACTTTATCGGGCCAAGAAATAACAGCTTCTGTTGGTGTAATCGTAGGGGGAGGTTCTGCAGTTATAACACCTACAGGTCTATCTGTAAGTTCTAGCGTAGGAACCATTGACCCATCAGATCAAGTTATGGGTCTTACAGGTCAATCGTTTAGCGCTTCTGTAGGTTCTGTTACTGTCGCAGATCAGGTTGTAGGGTTAGAAGGTTTTGAAATTACAGCTTCCTTAAGTGCTCCATTTATATTGCATTATGAGGATGTTGACACTGGCTCAAATTCATCTTATAGTGATGTCTCAACAGGATCAAATAGTAGTTATTCTGATGTTGCAACTGGATCAAATACAAGTTATAGTGACGCTGCATAGGAGATAAATTATGGCATCAACATACACACCTCTTGGTGTAGAACTAATGGCAACCGGTGAAAATGCCGGTACATGGGGTACAAAAACTAATACTAACCTACAAATCGTAGAACAAATAGCTGGTGGTTACATTGCTAAATCAATAGCAGGTGGAGCTCAAACAACTGCGTTATCGGTTTCTGATGGATCAACTGGTGCAGAACTCTCTCATAGAATGATTGAGTTTACTGGTTCAATTACAGGTAATCAAATTGTAACAATACCTTTAGATGTTCAAACTTTTTATTTTTTAAGAAACTCAACATCAGGTGCATATACCGTTCAGTTTAAATATGCTTCTGGTTCAGGAGACACATTTACTTTTTCAGCAACAGATAAAGGTGATGCTGTTGTATTTGCGACTGCAAATGATGGCACTAATCCTGATATCTATACATTACCTAATGGTACTGTTACTTTATCTGGCACACAAACTTTAACAAACAAAACTCTAACATCACCTAAAATAGGCACATCTATTTTAGATACTAATGGAAATGAATTATTTAAATTAACAGCTACAAGTTCTGCGGTTAATGAAATAACTTATAATAATGCAGCCACAGGTAATAAACCAACACTTACTGCTTCTGGAGACGACACTAATATTGGCGTATCAATCCAACCAAAAGGATCAGGGACGGTCACTATTGATGCTTTAACCTTTCCAGCGGGCGATGGTACGAGTGGACAAGCGTTAGTTACAAATGGTTCTGGAACTTTAAGTTTTGATACTGCAGGAATAACAACAGGAAAAGCTATTGCAATGGCGATTGTTTTCGGATAAAAGGAGTAAATTATGGCAAACCCAAATATAGTATCAGTAACAAGTATTAAAGGTGAATCGGTAGGTTACAACTTATCAGCCACTACAACTACAACTTTACTAACAGTTGCTTCAGACAAAATTGTAAAAGTAAACAGAATTACATGTGCAAACGTTGATGGAACTAATGCAGCTGATTTATCTTTATCAGTTGTAAAAGCAAACTTTACTCCAGATGGTATATCAAACTTTGATACGTCTGGAACTTTTTTTATAGCAAAAACAGTATCAGTGCCTGCTGACGCAACGTTAGTTGTGCTAGATACTCCAATCTATTTAATGGAAGGTGATGTTCTAAAAGGTGGTGCAAGTGCTGCATCAGATTTAGATCTAATCATATCGTATGAATCGATAGACGACGCGTAGGAGGTTTAAATTATGGCTGGTAATGGCGGAATAATTGGACCAACTAAAGTTGTTAATACATCCACTACAAAGTGTACGGTATTTACCGCATCAGGAACTTTTAATGCACACAACTGTCAAGTTACAGCGGTTAGAGTTTTAACTGTAGCTGGAGGTGGCGGCGGTGGTGCAGGTATTGGTGGTGGTGGTGGAGCAGGTGGTGTTTTATGTAGTCCTTCAATTTCAATCACTGGACCCGTCACAGTAACCATTGGAGGTGGTGGAGCAGGAAGAGATGTTAGTGGAACCGTGCCTACTGCAGGTCAAGCGTGTTCGGGAAATAATTCAAGTTTTGGACCTACAGCAGCTACAGGTGGTGGCGGTGGTGGTGGAACTAGTAGTCCTGGTTCTTCAGCATCAGCAGGAGCAGCAGGTGGTTCAGGTGGTGGAGGATCTGGAAAAGTTCCAGGTGGACCAGGAGGTGCAGGTGGATCAGGAACTTCATGTCAAGGTAACGCTGGTGGAGCAGGTATAGCATTCGCAGGAGCTGGCGGTGGTGGAGCTGGTGGAGCAGGACAAAACGGACAATCTAGTACAGATGGTGGAAATGGTGGAGCAGGGACAGATAAATCACCAGTATATTCAGGAGCAACTTTTGGAGTATGTGGAGTAGTTGGTGGTGGAGGCGGTGGTGGATCTGATGGACCAGATGCTAATGGAGCAGGTGGATCAGGCGGTGGTGGAGCAGCATCAGGAACTCCAACAACACCAGGACCCTCTCCTTCTCCTCACCCAGGAACACCAGGAACAGCAAACACTGGAGGTGGTGGTGGAGCAGGTGGTGGTGGACCAGCTGGAGCACCAGGAAGAATTGGAGGCACTGGTGGACCAGGAGTCGTAGTAGTAAAAGAAACAATTCCAAAATGCGCATCAGGTGTTTGGGATATGAACACAGTTACAGATTTAGTTGCAGAAGGTAATTGGATTAAGAGACAAGTATCAATAGATTATTTAGTAGTTGCTGGTGGTGGTGCAGCAGGTAGAGCCATGGGTGGTGGAGGTGGTGCAGGAGGATATCGTGCATCAGGATATGGCCCAAGTCCATTACAAGGATCTGCGTTAACTTTAAATATGGGAGAGTATGCAATTACGGTTGGAGCAGGAGGAGCAGCTGGCCCCGGTTCTGTAGGTGCTTCAGGTAATGATTCAACATTTTCAACAATAACATCAGCTGGTGGTGGAGGTGGTGGTAGTGAACAAAATAATGGAGCTAGTGGTGGATCTGGTGGAGGTGGTGGAGGCCATGGAGGTTCAACTCCAGGAATATTTACTGGAGGTTCAGGTGATACACCTGACGTTGATCCAAATCAAGGTAATAGTGGTGGTAACTCTACAGGAAAACCACCGGGTGAAACTAGAAGAGCTGGTGGTGGAGGTGGAGCTTTAGAAGCTGGAAATACAGATGGTCAAAACCAAGGTGGAGATGGAGCGCCAAATACTATTTTAGGTCCAGACACTACTTATGCAGGTGGAGGTGCAGGAGGTGGAGAACAAACAGATGGACCTTTATCTGGTGCACCATTTGCAGGTGGAGCTGGTGGAGGTGGACCAAGTGGAGCTGCAGGTGGTAATAGTCCTGGTACTGACGGGACAGCAAACACCGGAGGTGGTGGAGGTGGTGGTACTCGTTCATCTGGAGGCACACCAGGTAATGGTGCATCAGGTGGTTCAGGTATTGTTGTAGTTAGAGTTCCAAGTTCATTTACTTTATCAGGTACACCAGGTCCTGCATTTACAGGATCAACTCACCCAGGTGGAGATAAGATAGGTAAATTTACTGCATCTGGAACATTGACAATAGGTGGGGCATAGAATATAAATTAAATTTTAAGAGGTAAAAATATGGCACATTTTGCAGAATTAAAAACAAAAGTAGATCCAACTGGGTTTACTTCTGATACACATCAAGTTGTAGAAAGAGTTGTCGTGGTTGCAAACGACGAAGTACCATCTGATATGCATGTTGATGGAGAAACATGGTGTATTAATTTTTTTGGTGGTGGCACTTGGAAACAAACTTCTTATAATCATAATTTTAGAAAACAATACGCAGGTATTGGATACGTTTACGATTCAACAAAAGATAAATTTATTTCACCACAACCTTTTGCTTCATGGTCATTAGATTCTAATGATGATTGGCAAGCACCAATAGCTTATCCTACAATTGAGGATGATGGTGCAGATCCAGTTGTTTGGAGATATTTAATTTCTTGGAACGATACCAAATACGATTGGAATGGCACAGCTTGGGTGTCCGAATAGGAGGACACTTAAATGCCTAGATCAAAATCAGGCTCAGCAAATGGTGGAATAATTGGAAAAAAGAATTTAACTTCTTTTGGAAAAGGTATTCAACAAGAAAAAACATCTTCAGGTTGCCTTTCTGCTACACAACCAGGAACAAGATTAGTTGATCTTGTAGCAATAGCTGGTGGTGGAGGCGGTGGTGGAAACACAGGTGGTGGTGGCGGAGCTGGTGAAGTAAATAGACAACCAAGTCACCCAGTATGTGGTGCAACTACTTATGCTGTAGTCATCGGCGCTGGAGGTTCAGCAGGTCCAGGAACTGACGATGGTGGAGCTGGTAACACAACCACTTTTGCACCTAATCAACCAAATTCTATAGTTGCTGCCGTAGGTGGTGGAGGTGTTGGTCATCCAAATAGATCAGGACTTGGAGGAACATCTGGTGATGGTTTTCCAGGCGGTAATCCAGTTTTTCCTTCTTCAGGTTCTGGAGGAGGTGGCGGTGGATCAACTGCTGCAGGTGGTAATGGAAATACACTTCCATGTGCTGCTGGTGGAACTGGTGGAGCAGGAGAAGATATTTCACCTAGTTTTCCAGGAACAACAAATTCAGGATTAATTGGTGGTGGCGGTGGAGCTGGTGGTTTCGGATGTAGTGCTCCAGGGACAAGAGGCCCTGCAAGTAATGGTGGTGGAACTGGCGGTGGTGGTGGACCAAGTGCACCAGCAGAACAAGCAGGAACCGCAGGCACAGCTAATACAGGAGGCGGTGGTGGCGGTGGTGCTGCAGGAGCTGCTGCAGGAGCTGCGGGAGGAAGTGGTTCTGTCATCATAAAAGAATTAAGTAAAGCAAGTGGCGTGTGGTCAATGCAGAGTCAATTTAATGCTAGGTCTAGTGGAACATGGCCAGAGGTAGGTTTTTCAATTTCAACAGATATTATGGTTGTTGCTGGTGGTGGAGGAGCATCAACAAATCCATCAGGTGGTGGTGGCGGTGGTGGCGGTATGATTTTATTTCCTGCTGTGCCTGCACAATTTATAACAAGTGCCATACCTGTAACAATTGGTGGCGGTGGAACAGGTGGTGTTGCAAATCAAAGTGGAGCTGGTAGTCCTCAAGATGGTACAAAAGGAGTAGATTCAGAAGTAGTTTTTGGAGACATAACATTAACAGCTAAAGGTGGTGGATTAGGAATAGGTAGAGCACCTAATGTTCCAAGTGCACCTGGAGGATCAGGTGGTGGTGGAGGTGGTGAAACGCCGAGTCCTGCAAATCCTGGAGGAAGTTCAATACAAGCTCCATCTATGCCTAGTCCTTTACAACCTGTAGGTTTTGGAAATGTTGGTGGTAATGGTGTCGGTCCTGAAAGGGTAGGTGCTGGTGGTGGCGGAGCTGGAGGTCAAGGTAACGATGGAGGAGGTGGCTGTGGTCATGGTGGTGCTGGTGGTAATGGTAAATCAGTAACTCCTGTATTTGGAAGTTCTCCACAACCTTTTTATGGACCAACTAATGGAACGTATGCAGGTGGTGGTGGCGGAACAGATTGTGGTACTCATAGTAGTGGTGGAGCTGGTGGGCCAGGTGGTGGAGGAACGGGTGCTGCTCCTAATAAAGGCGGTCCTTCAGGGGTGGCAGGTGGAACAAACACTGGTGGCGGTGGTGGCCATGGAGCTGCTGGTAATACTACACCTATAGCAAATGGTAGTGGTGGTGCTGGTGGTTCTGGAAGAGTTATTATTCAAATCCCTGCGGCTCAAGCTTCAGGAAAAACTTTTACAGCTGCACCTTGTACAAACACTGTAACTTCTCAACCTCCAGGAACAAAAGTAGCTACTTTCACAGTTAACGGTACGTTGACAGTAAGTTAAAAATAATATAGTTTCATCTTCATAAAGACATGAAGAAAACATTTGAGATCAAAGATAATTTTTTAAATAAAAATTATTTTAATGAGTTACAATCAATAGTAACCAGTAATACTTTTGCTTGGTATTATCAGCCATATGATACAGAAAGTTATGAACCAAACAATATGATGTTTGCTCATATGTTATATAGAGAAGGAAATATAAATAGTGATTGGTATAAATTTTTTAAACCTATTGCTCATCTAATATCTGAAATTGAACCATGGACTCATGTAACAAGAATAAAATTAAATTGTTACCCAAACCATAGTAAAAAAATTATTTTCAATAAACATGTAGACGATGAAACAGGTAGAGAAAATATGTTCAATGCTGTGCTTCACATGAATACTTGTAATGGGGAGACTATTTTAATAGACAATAAACAAGAAATTAAAATTAAATCTAGAGAAAATAAATTAATTGTTTTTGATAACTCTATTGAACACTACGGAACAAGTCAAACAGACACACATTTAAGAATTTTAATTAATTTTAGTTTTATAAGATAATGAACTTAACAAATTATTATTGGTATTTTCAATCAGCAATCCCTCCTAGAATCTGTGATGACATTATAAAATATGGAAAATCTATTTCTGATCAGATGGCAGTTACTGGTGGTTATGGTGATGGTAAAAAATTAAATCAAAAACAAATAAAAGATTTAAAAACAAAAAGAGATTCAAATATTGTTTGGATGAATGATAGGTGGATTTATAAAGAAATACAACCATACGTTCATCGAGCAAATGCTTCAGCTGGTTGGAATTTTCAATGGGATTTTTCTGAATCTTGTCAATTTACAAAATATGAAAAAGGTCAATTTTATGATTGGCATTGTGATAGTTGGGATAGACCTTATGCAAGACAAGAACCTAACGATCCATCAAATGGTAAAATTAGAAAGCTATCAGTAACGGTAACTTTATCAGATCCAAAAGAATATAAAGGTGGTGAATTAGAATTTGATTTTAGAAATATGGACCCAGATAAAAAACCTAATATTAGAAAATGCAAAGAAATATTACCAAAAGGGTCTCTAGTTGTATTTCCTTCACATGTATGGCATAGAGTATGCCCTGTTAAAAAAGGATCAAGATATAGTTTAGTAATATGGAATCTAGGGTGGCCGTTTAAATGAGTTTTCCAAAACAATTAAATTTAGAAGAATATTTTAAATGTCCAATATGGTGGGCAGATGAACCTAAGTTTGTTAAAAAATTAAATAAAGCGTCTGATAAATATATAAAACAAGCTCAAAAAAATTTAAAACCGACTATTGATGAACGTAATAAAAAGTTTGGTGATAAGGGTGATATGGGTCATGTATTTCATTCTACATCATTAATAGGTGATCCTAATTTTTTAGAATTGCAAAATTATATAGGTGCAACTGCACATAATTTATTAGGTGAGATGGGTTTTGATTTAACTAATTATCAAGTATTTACTACAGAATTATGGGTACAAGAGTTTGCTAAAAAAGGTGCTGGTCACCATACTTTACATACACATTGGAATGGACATATGTCTGGTTTTTATTTTTTAAAAGCTAGTGAGAAAACATCTATGCCAGTATTTGAAGATCCTCGTCCAGGTAATGTTATGAATCTATTACCAGAAAAAGATAAATCAAAATTATCTTTAGCAAGTTCACAATTTCATTATAAAGTTAAACCAGGCAGAATGATTTTTTTTCCATCGTATATGCCACATTT